TTCCTGTATATAACATGAATCGAACACGACCACCCCTCTTGCGAAGAGTGAAAAATTTGGTAGCGTTTTCAGGTCGAAAAGCTCCAGTCCCCCGTGGGGGACTTGTTCCTTTACCTAACGTTTGTGTGCCTTCTGGCTTGGCACATTACGGACGTTGGGTGAAGGGACTTGAAGGGACGGACAGGTTTCTATACGAGTCGTGTAGGATCCTTCTTGAGCTTTCTAGCCATTATGGCTACGACGTGAGTACTAAGGACTCCCGGCAGTCTATTCGACATACCGTAGAGTTCTGGAAAAGTCAGCTTCCAGACGGTACTCAAAAAAGTGCAATCACTTTTTTGAAGTACAAGTCAGCTGCGTTTTCCGCTCACGTCTTTGGGGAGGTTTTACCAAAACCTCCCCCGGGCGCGGTCTCCGACCGTCCTGATATTCTCATGTCTGGGACACATTATAAGTGGCTCAAACATTTTGAGAAACAATCACGCAAGTCCGAAGAGGACTTTGAGAAGTGGTTTTCTTTTGGTGTATCTGTTCTACTTGGTTGGAAGACGGCTTGTCCGTCCCCTAACCAGGTTACTTTGGATACATCAAAGGAGTCCACTTTCCGTTCTTTAACTGAAGAGGTTAAAGAGGTGATTGTTTCAGCCCCCTGGTCTTTGGGTGTGGATTTTCCCACACCCGACCAGGTTGAGGCTGAATGTATCAGGACAGTCGGGGAGCTTTTCCAGGGTAAGACCTTTCCCATGTTGGGAGAGGTCTTCCCGTTCCTTCCCAGTGTCTCTTCGAATGTCATGAGGACTCGAAAAGAGCTGGGTTCGGTTGGATTCTTCTGTGATCTTATGAAAGAGTCAATGGAGGAAGAGAAGGACTTTGATCCTGTTCTCTTTGAGTTCCTCGGTCATCAGTATCGTTATGATGATGTTCTCCACGCTGTCCAGCGTATTAGAACACCTGATGATCGAGGATCTGTCAAGTTAGTCATTAATGACACCTTGATGCTCTTTCTTTTTAGATCTTGGCTATCCCAGACCATGGAACGCGCACTTTCAGAGGAGCCTAAAGTTAAACTTGTAAGTTTAGCTGAGCCTTTTAAGGTTCGGATTATATCCAAAGGTCCCCCGGCCACTACGGCCGTTTTGAAAGTAGTTCAGAAGTTCATGTGGAGAGTTTTATCTCACCACAAGACCTTCCAACTTGTTGGCGCTCCTGTGTCTGAGCAGGTCCTTCAGGAGGTTCTCGGGACTCTTCGTCCCGGGGAGGTGTACACATCCATTGATTATAAAGCTGCTACAGATTCTCTCTATTCGAGATACTCTGAAGCAATAATTAATGGTTTCTATGAACATCTGGACAATGATTCTATAGAAGATGCACGCTTCATCACCCTCACTAAAAGGCTACTGACTCGCCATTTAATTGAAGATCCAACCACTGGTCAATTCCATAAGCAGACCCGTGGCCAACTTATGGGTTCTATTGTTTCTTTTCCGGTTCTTTGTATGCTCAATGCTACCATTGTAAGGGTGGCGTATGAGATACACATGAATAAGGGTTATACTCCCCTGGGAGAGAAACGTAGATCCGTAAGTTTGGACAGGATTCCACTGCTTGTGAATGGTGACGATGGTGTGTTCCGATCTCACCCAGAAGTGTATTCTATTTGGGAGGCGTTGTGTCCCATAATGGGCTTTACACCTTCGATCGGTAAGACCTACTCCAATCCCCGTTTTCTCCAGATTAATTCCGCCTCCTTCTTAATTAAGAAGTCAGTCCGGATCTGGAATGGAAAGGAAAGAACCTGTGTTTTTAACTGGGTTTCCTTCCTTAATATGGGATTGGTTCATGGTCGTGCCCGGGCGTCTAATACGCCGGGGTCAACACCTTTACTCGTCAATAACCAAGGAACGGTCGGAGCACGGATGCGGAGTCTTAATGCATGGCTTCCGAAATGGTGCAATCGTGAGAAGGTTCTTGGTTCTTTTATGAACCGGAATCTTCCTGCGATTCGCAAGTTGGGACTTCCCTTCTTCATTCCGGAAATTTGCGGTGGACTCGGTCTAGTTGGTTTACCTAAGAAGAGTGACCTTGAGGTCGCCCTTCTTATAGATCAATTAGACTATCGCATCTCTAGGGATAAAATGTTATCCTTGTGTGCTACCTGGAAAAGCAAAGAGGAGGTCCTCCATCCTCTCTCTGACCGCGCGGGCTGGCAAATACGCCAGCTTGCCCGTAAGTCGCTTCCCGCCCACATTATAGATGTGGAGCCGGATTCTATTTCTGATGAGCGTGAGGCTCAACGGATCAACGGACTCTTCTCGGCTATGACTTTCCTTAACCCAAAGGTTGTCATGGATCGATCCCTCATTTATAATGAGGCTACCGATGATGGGGCAGCGTATGGAATTATTCGTTCCAATCGTCGCCTCATCGAGAAGTTACGTCCGGTTGCTCGTCGTGTGAAGCCTCTCGTCACAGAGCCCAGAGTACATCATTCCCTAGATCAGTTAGGGGAATGGGACGTCTGGGTCTCTGAGGACCGTGTGGGCTCATCAGAATTAGCGAGTTACGTAGAAGCCCGATCGAAAATAGCTCGGAGGAAGACAGCATATAATGCTGTGCTTCTGTCCAATTTGGAGGTGGGTGAGGTAGCTGACCAAAAGAAACTTTGGTCAACCCCCATACCGACACCGTTCATTCCTGTTTTGTGAAGTTCTCGTTTCCTTTTGGATTCATGTAGATAACAGAGTAGGGAGGACCTTGTTGGATGGTGGATAAACCTAACATAGTGCATTGTTAGGGCTAATCACACATTCCATCTAAGTCCCTTCTGGACCTTTTCATCCCGTAAGACCTTCTTAGGCAGGGGACCCATTGTTTGATTAATCAGACTTTGGGACGGTTGCGG